CGAGGTCGATGGATAGTTTGCCATATTAGAAGGGGTATGGTAAATAACCGCCTGACCTCGCGGCTGTCGACTAAGATATTTTTGGGCAAAACGAAAACGCATAAAAAAGATGCATTGCCGAGAGGAATGCGCCCTTATAGATGGACAAAGGGTCAATCGGGTAATCCATCCGGCCGACCTCCTGGCATCAAGTCTCTTACTAAACTCTATCGTCAGCAATTAGACGAACCTGCCCACCTCGTTCCCGCAATCGCTGACCGAGCCAAACTGCTCGGTCTTAATCCTAGTCGAACCACTATCGGAGCTGTTCTATCCCTGTCTCAAATTCATGAAGCCATTCTCGGCAAGGCGAACGCCGCAAAGGATATCGCCGACCGGGTTGATGCTGCTGCCAACAAGACACTCAATCGTATACAGATCGTCAGCCTGGCTGAGGCCATCGCCGATATCATCAATCAAGAAGTGCGTGACCCGCAAGTGCGAGCAGTCATAGCTGAACGCATCGCCGGACTTGTCGGAACGGTGGAGTATAGTGATGACGGACCTTAGCACAGTCTTCTCACCAGAGGGGGGTGAACGTCTGTTCCTCAATGTCATTGCGAGGACAGTGAGTACACCTGGATTGACAGGTGGGATCATCAATGAAGAGCTCAAGGCTTCATGGGTCGAGCACCTGGGCGAGGAATTAAAAGAAGTATATCAGACCTACCCTACTCTATACACTTACCTCGAGCATCACTTAAATACCAAAGGGCATATGATGTCTCTAGGAGGGCGTGATTACCTCATAGACATCCTCACCGATGAGGCTCGCGAGGTGGTCATCCAGAAGTCTGTACAGTGCGGACTGACTGAGATTGCTCTGGCGCGAGCATACACCTCAGCATGTCTCGGTCGCGCCGTGCTCTACGTTCTGCCGAGTCATCCTGTTCGTAATAGGTTCGTGGCCAATAGAGTAGATAGGCAACTGAAGACATCACCATACTACCGCGCTCAGGTCAAGTCGGCTAATGAGCTCTATGGAGATAAGACCAGTGATGCAAGGTCGCTCAAGCATATGGGTCTGGGTGTGCTTCACTTTGTCGGCAGCAACACTGAAGGAGAGTTCTCAGAGTTCCCTGCCGATGAGCTGATAGTAGATGAACAGGACTTATGTGATCCCGAGAACCTGGGACTTGCTAGAGACCGTCTGAGCGAATCAGATTATAAACGCGTCCTTCGCATCAGCAACCCACGCAAGCCCGGCGCCCCTCACAGTATCGGTCTGGCTTATGAGAACAGCAATCAGAAAGAGTGGCATGTCAAATGTCTCCACTGTAGAAAGGAGCAGGTGCTCGACTGGCACAATCACTTCGTCGTTAAAACTAAAGCAGGTCGGTATCGCTTGCGAGATAAACAAGGCCGACCGATATGTATCAAATGCGAAAAAGCATTCAACCGATTGGGTCCAGGACGGTGGATTACAAGGGACAAAGAAAACCGCGTGAGCGGATATAAGATCAGCAAGCTGTTCACACCAAGTGCTGATATACTAGAACTGTTCAACACCTTTACCGAAGCTCAATATAACGATACCTTGCTGCAGATATTCTATGCCAGTGAGTTGGGCGAGTATTATGTTCCCAAGTCGTCAGGGCTCTCGTTGTCCTCCCTTCAGGATGCCATTGACGATGAGCTGATTGACTGGCCTGAAGTAGACGAGGATGTGGTCGTGGTGATGGGAGTGGACGTGGGCGCGATGCTACATTACAAAGCGAGCTATCTAGACGAGCAGGGACGACGAGTGGCAATGGACATCGGCACAGTCGGATCGTTCGGAGAACTTGAAGCTCTCGCCGATGAGCTGGGACCGAGCATGATTGTGATTGACGCTCATCCCGAGCTTCATAAGGTGGTTGAGTTCGCAGATGAGAGCAGATGGGAAGTCTGCGCTTGCAATTTCGGTTCGCCTGAACAGATAGCCCCGGTTAAGATTGATATTGATGCTCACCCTCCCACCGTCACGGCGAACCGTACCAGCGTGATGGACGCGAGCTTTGCCGCAATATTGAAAGGTGAAATGATACTCCCAGCGTGCGCCGCAAGCGTTCCAGAGTTCTTCGCTCAGATGCAGGTGCCGAAGAGACAGTGGGATGCTGAAGCCGCAAAGGGACGTGGTCGATTCGTTTGGACTAAGGGTAATGACCATTATCGTCTCGCCGATACTTACGAATGGATCGCGATGCAGATTGTAAGTGAGATGAAAGTAAGGATGACAGAACTATGATCCAGGAATTAGAGATGGCATGGAGAGGTTCAAATTTATCGGGCTTACCGATCACGCGACCCCCACACCCCAATGGATCCTTGCCATTTCGTTTCTCCGCTCCATGCCATCATTAGTTCCTGGAGACAGTGAGGTAGGCGAATGGATTTAACCTGGAGACAAAGATTAGGTGTGAGGCTGATGGGTATAGATTTCCTCCGAGCGATGGTAGTCACCAATGGGCAGATCATCGAAACCATTTCTTCCAGGTTGAGGAAAGAGCTTGATGATCCATATACTCAGCATCCGGTCGTTTATGCCTGTGTCAAGTTGATTTTAGATAACGTCAGCCAAGTGCCATTTCGAATTTATACATCAGATGACAAGGCTAACGGGCGTGAGAGATTCCTTGAGCAGAGACTCCGGTTTGAAAATGGAGATTATGTAGCAAGAGATCCATCTCGCAACGACGAAGGCATCACGGTTATAGACTCAGGCCCGATAGTAGAGTTATTCGACCGTCCTAATCCAGTGCAGTCAGGCAAGCAGTTTTGGGAGTCGGTGGTTCTATTCCTTTCCTATGTAGGCGAGTGCGACATCGTAAATACGGAGCGGGACAACATAGCATCACTCCCAGAGTGGCTGGTACCTGGACCACCTCAATACTTCACCCCGAAACCAACTAATGCGATGGTCCCAGTCTATTGGGAATACCGCTACCCAGGCAAACAGGCCAAGAACCTTCAGACCTGGGAACTTATCCGGCCCAGACTCGTCAACCCGAACGACCTTCGGCGTGGACTTTCTCCTCTAGACCCTGCCCAGATTACATTGAACATGGACTGGCAGAGTAGGCTTTACAATGAAGCCTTCTTCGAGAACGATGCTACACTGGGCGGATTTTTCCTGGCCGAGCGTCCCATGAAAGAAAACAAGCGCAAAGACTGGATCAAGGGCTTTCACAAGGAACATGCCGGTTCGGTCAACGCGTTTAAATGGTCGTTGCTGGAGGGGATCAAGGAGGTGCATCCACTAACCGCGACGCCAAAGGATGTCCAGTTCTCCAAACTGAGTGCCATGAGCAAAGAAGAGATTGCGATGATCTTCCGCGTCCCACTGCTCTTACTGTCACGACCTAACACCTCTAACTATGGGACTGCGAGGCAAGAGGTCAAATCGTTTTGGAGCAGCACTATCATTCCGATCATCAGGCACCTTGAAGACATTTTCTGGGCGGAGCTGTTCCAGTACGTAGAGGACGGTCGTTACTGGGGGGCGTTCGACCTGTCCAAGGTGGACGCGCTCCAGGAGGACTTCCAGTCCAAGCTGGACCAAGCCAAGACATTATTTGACATGCGGGTTCCGTTCAACACCGTCAATGAACGACTACAGCTTGGCTTTGAGGCTATCCCAGGAGGTGACACTGCTCTGGTCCCGATGAACATGATACCAGTCGAGATGGCGGTTGGCGGCTCGGCTCTTCAGACCGATGAGCAGCAGCAGATCGGCCCTACAATCTTATCCCCAGAGCGCATCAAGGCTGAGCAGATGTACACCGACTACGAGAAACTCCGGCTGAAGTACACGGGACAGTTCCAGAGCAAGTATAAGCGATATCTCTTCCAGTATCGAAAGTTCGTGCTGGACAATGTAGACAAGTACCTACGGGCCGACCCGATGACGGAGCTTATCCTCGGGTCTCAAGAAGAATGGGACAAGCGGTTGATGGCCGCGACCGAGTCGGTCTACGTGGACTCCATGCTGGCAAGTGGAGCCCTAACCGCTGGACAGATAGGCACAGCGCCGTTCTTAACTGCTACCTCGCCGGAGGTTCTGGCTGCTTTGCAGGGAAGAGCCAATATGCTTTCCGGTGTCAATGATTTCATGTTCGACAACATGAGGCTATCCATTGCCGAGGGCATGGCTCAAGGCGAGACGGTGAACCAGATACAGCGAAGAGTGAAGGACGTCATGAACTTCCAGTCAGCCCGATCGCTGACTGTCGCGCGAACGGAAATGGGAACGGCGACGTCAATGGCCCGTGATGCTGAGTTCCGTGAAGGCGGAGTAGAGTATACCAGTTGGCAGACGGCGGGACCATTTGCAGTCCCCGCTCCCAGAGCTACTCACTCTCACGCTGAAAGTCTTGGAGCGATTCCATATGGTAAAGTATTCGGGATGACCGGCTGTCGGTATCCTTTGGACCCGCAGGGACCGGCCAAAGAGGTGATCAATTGCAGGTGCGCTTCTATCCCAGAAGTGCGCGACTAAAGGGAGGAGAAATGAAGACACTAACCAGAGTTGACAATTCGTGCTTGGCTCGTGCAGTGGACGCCGACCGGCGGACGGTCCGGTTCCTGGCTCAGAGTACGGCTCTAGCTTCGGATAACCTCGTGATCCTGGCGGACGCTGGCAAGAAGCGCAATCCTGAATTCATGCGGAATCCGATTGTCGTGCCCTATCACATCAAGGTCATCCATGATGGCGAGCCGTCCGTGGTGGGATCGGTAGTGGAGAGCGAGTTTGGTAAGGAAGGAATGTTTCAGACCGTTCAGTTCGCCGAGACGGATCGTGGAGAACAATACTGGCTCTTGTACAAGGAAGGACATATGCGGATGGTTAGCATCGCCTGGGACCGCAACGACAAGCGAGAGGTGGAGCCTACCAAGATGGGCGATCTGTTAAAGGCTCAGGGCATCAAGCTGACCAAAGAGCAGTGGGGCCGGTTACAAGGAGTCGTTACCGAATATCAGCAGAGGGACTTATCGTTAGTCGCGATCGGAGCAGACCCGAAGGCGATGGCAAGGATGGCGGACGAGGGCTTTGATGTGGCTCAGGACCTGCTGGATTGGTACAGAGACGAAGAGTCTGGCCTCATCCTTCCAGAAGACAAAGACCCTATTACATTTGACGTAGAGCGGACTCGCGGGGAACGAGCTACGGTCCTTATTGACCTCGGCAACCTAGAGATGAACCCGATTGTAAACGTGGAGGAGCTGAAAGATGATATCTTACAAGTCATAGAGTCTAGGGCAGGTTCATCAGTGCAAGTGAACTTCTCTAACGTCCCTGAAATGGGAGAAATGATAGACATATGTCAACGCATTATAGCATCGCATGAGATGTTAATGACGTCTTTAGAGTTTCAACGTGGAGTGATCCCTTATAAGAAGTACCCCCTCGCTCCAGAGGGGACGTCTTGGGACGCAGGCGTGCAAACGAAAAAGGCAGATACGGATGACCTGCGAATGATGTGTACGTGGTACGACAGCGCGAACGCTGATGTCAAGGCGAGTTATAAGCTGCCTCACCATCAAGCAGACGGTTACAAGACAGTATGGCGCGGAGTGGCTGCTGCGATGGCAGTCGTCTTCGGTGCGAGAGGTGGTTTGAAAGGTAAAGCGGTTGATGATCGCAAAGGCATCTATAACCATTTAAAAAAGCATTACGCAGACTTTGATAAGGAAGCTCCAGAGTTTCGTGAAGAACATTGTGAAGAGACCGTGAGGTCTATCGTAGAGG